TGCGCAGATTGAGGTATGAGTTGTTTGATATAAACGAAAACATCGAAAGGGGAATTAACTGATGTTCGCAGTAGATTTGTTCGAGGCTGTCTTCAAATTTGACCCTCTGTTTTTCAAGCCCGGACGGGATATTTTGGATGTTTGTTTCGAGCGCGCTATTGAAGTGCTAAGCGATGACGACCCGCATGGTCTTATCGTAAGCGTTCAAGAGGCTCGTTTCAAACTGAACACTTCACTTTTGAATTTTGAATCGAGGGTGGCTGTGAAACGCTACCTCATTGATTTTGCGGCTATCCTATGCCTATATTACAGCGGGGACGTGGCGGATTTCATCCGCTGTACTTATTCAGCCGATTTTGACCCCGATTTCAGTTGGCAGGATGAACTACTCATGGCGTTAGGTCACGACCCAGAGAAAGAAAACTTCAAAAGGTCGCCAGAGTGAAAGCCTAGCCCCTCATTTGAACGCTAAGCCCGCCTTGTTAAGGCGGGCTTTTTGTTTAGATCGCCGGGATAGTGAACTGAAGCACATAATTGCCGCTCACACGGCGTTCGAAGACGAGGTCGTTACCATTGCGACGAATGCGCCATGTACCGTCGACGGATGGGTCGCCAAAGTAAAAAGCCGCATTAGCGTTCAACTGCGCGATCTCTCCGTATCCGTTTATGAGAATGCGGTCTTGCATTGCAGTCGTGTTTGGCGGCGTGAGCGCTAGGATGACTTCAGTGCCTTGTGCTGTAGCTGACCAATTCTGCGAAGCGCGGAAATTGAGCGAGCCGCGCGCGTCTGTGACGTAACTCGACCCATCATGCCCGCGCGCGTCAAGCGCAAGCAAGCCGTCATAAAGGTTCACGGCGGCGGGCGTGGTTTTTGTGCCACGCGCTTTACGACCGATGAGCCGCGTCCCATCTGTGAAATTTCCCCAGCTATCAAGCACAACTTTCATGTTCGCTGTTCCATTCGCTAAGCCCTCGAAAGTGTGCTGCGCTGCATTCGCAGCGGTAAACGCCCCATTCGTGCTGAGCGTCGTGAACGCGCCCGTGTTAGGAGTCGTGCTGCCGATTGGCGGCGGCGAGGCGAACGTGGGGTTTATGACGGCGGTTTCGGCTTCATCGATCACGCCGTAAACGAGAATCTGAAACCCCGCTTCCAAATAACAATTATTTGTCAAACCGAAACTAATAGTGTTTACTGCAGCGCTGCTTAGCCATGTAGCCATGCTGTCTATGACGTAACGGTCTTTGTTATATTCCCCGCCAATAGTGCGCGATACCTTAAATTGTGTGCCTGTATAGCGATATACAACCGTCTCATAGGCTGACGGTGAACCGTTACCCAGATTGGTGCGATGCCCGTACCAAACTACTGGCGGCTGGGTAGCTTCATACATGTTGAGCGTAGCGTTAGAATATTGAGAAGTAAACCTGTAATTAGAAATATCGTAATCATAGTTGTAGTAAAGACGAACTTCGACTAATCCGTAAGTTGTTGTGCTTGTATTTTGCATACGACCGTGCGTCTGTATTATTAAATCACGGTAGTCTTGTGTTAGATTAAATATAGCCCAAAACGTTCCTGTTTCACCGCCGTTTGCGACAAACTGGTGCAGCAAGACGCGCTTCATAACAGTTTTGCCGACGACAGGCGTTGGTCCATCAGACCATTCCAGCTTTGTTGGAAGCGATGTGTTAACGCGCAGATATTGACCGTTCGACCCGATGGGCAGCGTAGCGATCGCTGAGCCGTCATGAGTGAGCAGCTGTCCCGCTGCATTGAGCGGGATAAATGTGTTAGTGTTAATCCACTTCAGACCCGTCGGCTCGGCGCTGTCTGCTGACAAAACCTGACCGTTCGATCCAACGCCTAACCGCGTGTCGCCCGACCCGTTATGCACAATTAGGTCGCCTTTTGTCGTGGTAGGGCTATTAAAGCTGCCGCCTGCGATTTCTTTCCAAGTCGCGGTTGTCTGTGTGGCTTTGGCGCAAATCCAAATCTTGTCATTCGTTGTATTGCGCCAAATGCTGCCAACAGCATAGCCTTGAGAGGCGTTGTCAGAAGCTGTAGGAGCTGCTGTCGCGTTCAGGTTGTTTTTGGCGGAGGCTGTGAAGATCGGGCGCAACTGATAGCGCCGTAAAATATCTATCTCTTCAATAGCCGTCTGACCTTTGTACAGGTAAACGATGCCGATCGGTATCCGCCATGAGCCTGTGCTAAGGGCGAGAATATCGCTGTCCAGCCATGCACTTCGCTTTGGTATATTGGAATGCGTCCTGATGCTGCTCAAGGTGACCTTGATTGTGTTATCAGTCAAGTCAAGACTTAGCAGAGCGATGCGATGTTGGTCAGTGCTTAAAGCGCTGACCTCGCTAGACAAGTCGTGATGTTGCTCTGCAAAGCGCTTGAAAGCGCCGTCGGCAGGCGATTGGTAGTAATATTCGCCTGCGATTTTGACGGAGAGCGTGCTAGGGATAGTCGGCTCTAGCCTAAGCACTCCGATACGGTCTAAGTTCATGACGCTGACTTTGCGCAACACCTGCTCTAGCGGGTTCAGCCCGCCTAACGATGCGTAGCCCGCCGCTGTGATGCGCAAAACATGAAGTTCTGTTTTGGCGGGTGGATAACCCAGCTCGATTTCAACCCCGAAAAAGTCTTCAATCTCTTCGTAAGGTATCAGACTTGAGTCAGCCAAAATAGCCGATCCGATCTCGACCGTCTCGTCCAATTGGCGTGTGTAAAACACATACCTGCCGCCGCGCACTTTGTCCTTAATGACCCGCTTGCCGTTCTCTAGCTTGCCTAGATAGGCAACGCCGACGGTCGTGTCGGTGACGCGCCGCTTGAAAGCCTGAAAAGCCGCCTTGAAATCCATACTTCACCTCTTCACAGCGTATCCGATATCCACGACCGCGCTCACAATCTCTTCCCCTACCGTCGCACCTAAGGTCGAAGCTCGCCATGTGTCATAGGCTGACCATAGGCTTGTGTAAGATGTGAATCCGTTAGCGCTATACCCTAAACACCTGTAGCCAAAGATGAGCAGGAAATTGGTAGCCAAAGGGTATTGCGCAGCGCCGTTAACGTAAAAGCCTGAACCGCCGGTCACGGTCGCGCCCGCGCTCCAAGACACGCCCGCGTCTGTCGATTTGAACACATTGCCGTTTGAAGCCGCGTAAAAGCCAATGTCGAGGTCAATATGCGCGAATTGCAAGCCTTGCCTTGAGCGCAGCCAATTCGCCGTGTTATTAGTCACGTTGCTTGTATTGGTAAAACCACGCCGCAACACAATGTTGCTGCCGACGACGCCTTCAATCGTGCGCAGATTGCCCTCGCTTGTGTTTGGCGTATTGGCGGTCTGTGTTGACCAATTCCAATGGATAGCTCCGCCTCGCGTTGCAAGCGGTATGCTCGTCTTCACAAAACTCAAGCCGCCGTTTACCGACTTGTAAACCGCGCCCGATCCGTCTGATGGGTCGCCCGCTGTGATATAAATTTCCTTGTCATTGTGAGGATTGAAAGCGATCCCATAGGTCATGTTGCCGACATCTTTGGCGATAGGGACAGCATAGACGCCTTGAAAAGCGTTCGCTGTTTTATAGAAGACGACGGTCGGCTGACCGTTTATGACGCGGACGCCGAGCCAACAAAATTGATTGGCGCTGGGCAAGCTCGCGAAATCGTACTTGCCGTCAAACTTACCAGTCGCTGAAATTGGATAGGTGATCTTGATATTGTCAAAACGGTAGATGGTGCTGCCTGCACCCGATCCTAGAGACGCTGTTATATCGATGTATCGAACATTGCTTCCTGAGAAAACAGACGGGTCACTCGTATTCCATTGATTGGGAACAGCGCCAATTTTATTCATTACGCCCGTCCCCAGCTGATTCAAAGATGCATCCCGTGCAACCCAATTCGTAGTTGAAGACCTCAGAAAATCGGGTCTGAAAAAATCAGCAGCAACTGTAAAAACGCCCGATCTGCTTGACCCTAAATCCATCCTGACGACCATTGTGCCGCCTGTCCTTTCGACGCAAGGCGGCGGATTGCCGTTTGAGTAGTCTATCGCAGCATACTGTACTAGTGTATAGGGGTAAGTCCCCGCGCCAAAGGTGACAACGATCTGTTTTGAGTTTGCTGGATTCGCGTTCTTAATCTCAACCCATGACGGCGTTGCGAACCGCGCATTGGGCGTCATGGCAAAACTATCCCTGCCCATTATGTAAAGCCGCTCCGGCGATTGCCAATAGGCTTGCAACATCTCACTCTGCCCTAGCGCGTTTCGGATGTTCACATCAGGGCTGATATCGGCGAATTGTGGATTGCCGTTTCCATCAAATGTGACGCGGATGACACGGTTGTCTTTAGTGAGCAGAAAGAAGCGCCCGCGCTCATTTGAGCCGTTTTCGCCTATAGGCATGAGCGTCGGCGGGTCGTAATTAAACGGCTCGCCCAAGTCCAGCTCGATCGGCGGCAGTTCATAGGGCGGCAATTCGAACGGCTCGACAATGCTGTATTCACCTTCAATCGGTATCGGCAGGGTGACGCCGTCCGCGCCGTCCGTCTCAGGCTTGACTGTCAAGCTCGTCCTCACGACGCCGCCCGACTCTAGCCGCAAGCTCAGGCTGACAGGTATACAACGCTGTGCAAAAGCCGCGCTGAACAGCTCGTGGTAGGCTTGCGGAATGTTATTGCCTACAAATTGCTGATGATACGGCATGAACGCCATGCCTAGCGCGCCGATCAGCTCATATTGAATACGCTCATATGGCGCGTTGAGCGATGCAAGCGTATCGCCCGCGACGCGGTTCAGCTCGGCTTGACTTAGCGCCAATAAGCCGCTTATGTCTTGCTCCTGCTCTCCGTTGAGCGCAGTCGCGCCCGATCTAATCGGAGTCGGTTTCACATCATCAGCCGCAACAGGCAAAAAGGCGGCGAGCCTGACCCGCCTGTAGCGCACCCGCTGCGCTACTGAAATGTCTAAGCCCGCAACGTCGTCCTCAGTCAGCGTCGCGCGGGTGACGATCGCGTTGCGCGCCGACGCGCTCAACAGTTCAGGGCGCTCATCGAGGATTAAGCCATCCGCGCTCGCGCATAGAATTGAAGTCGGTAAGCGACCTGTCATGGCTTGAACCGCCTGCCAAAGCGAGCCGCGATCCGTCTTCAAAGCAATCGTCTTATAATCCGCCGCTGAACTGAACACTTCAAAATTGAACAGGCGATGGTAATTGGCTACGCGCCAATCCAGAAGCCAATACACGGCAAAAGCAGGGTGACTTAGCGAATGCGGCAATTTCTGCCATGTGTCTACTGTAGATTTGCGCTCAAAAAGTTGAGAGGCGCAATAAACTCGCTTGAGCGTTTCGGATACGTCAAAAATGGCGATTTGAGCCGCCCTTTCCGCCTCGCGCGATGTGTAACTACCCCCTTCAAAAAATCCTGCGAAAACCCGCGAAAATGCGGGATTTTGCTCGGTATCCAGTACAATAAGGCTAAACGCGCCTTGCGGGATGCCGCTGATGTATGTTTGCGCGTCTTGGGAGCGCAGACGACCTGCTAAGCGGACGCCGTCCGTTGAGAAATCGGCGCTGAAATCAATCAGCTCTTTGAAAAGCGTTGGATTGGCGCGATCGTCTATGACGACATAGCGCGTCAAAGCGCGCGTTTTGGCATTTTGTGTGATCGTGCAAGTGAAGCTGAACGTGCCGATTGGCACGCGGACTTGCCGCTCGGCGACGGTCGCGGTCGTGTTAGCGGATAGCACGACCCATGAAGCTGGAAACGTGAAGTTGAAGCTGAAAGCGCCGCTCACAAAAGAATACGCCTCGACTCTAATGTCGAGGTCAAGTGTTGCGCCGCTTGTGAAGCCGCCGTAATGCGTACTCCATGCGCCGTTTGACGCCTCGCGAATCCAGACGCGCGCGTAAGGCGCGGGTGTCGTGTTTTGGTCACTATAGGCGATATCGTAGTCTTCATAAATCACTGACGCGCCCGTATCAATGCGCGGGATTTTCGCCGCCAAATCATAGCGGTCTAAGACCTCAATCGTGTCGCCAACTGCGATCGGCGGCAGCGCCTGACCGAATTGAAATAAACCCCTGTCGTTTGCGTCAGCGCCTAAATAGATTTCAGAGCCACCCACCTTGCGGATTCGGTAGTAACCTACAAGGTTCGAACCGCGCTTGACCTTAGCCGTCATGTCGGCTGTCACGTTTGCGAGCGAACCGCTCACGTTGACTCGCCCCTCTAGCGTATTCAAAGCGCTAGTCACGGTCAGGGTGGCGACGACCGTGTCTGGGCGCGCATAAAACCATGCGGACGCCCTCGCCGTCTTGAGTGAGTCGCGTTGCGCTGTTGAGAGCGCGCTAGAGGGCTTCATAGCTTAGTCCCATTCACGATTCGAAAACGGACATCGCGGTATCCGCCGAAAACGGGCTGCAAATCGCCGAATTCGGGCTTTAGCACTATGCCTTGAATCGTGACAATCGAATCCGAATCGTCATAGACCTGAACAGTCGCACTTGCGTAAAGAGAGTTGGTCAGGTTCAGCTGGGTCATCAGGTAAGACCACATTCCGAACGTCAGGTAAGGGAACACGAGTGAGCAAGTCCAGAAGCCGCCCTCATACAGGCGACCCGATAGGGCGCTTTGGCGCGCGCGTGACGGCAAATCGGATTTTGCGCTATCGACGATCCAATCGACCGCGCCTTGATCGGCTTGTTTAGGGAAATCTTTGATGAGTGGCTGTGACGCCATTTGCGCGACGGTCAAAGAGCCAGCCGCGATCTTGTGATTCGTTTTACGATTGGTAGGCATTCAACACCTCACTCGCCATGCGCCAAATCAGCTTGCATATGCTTAGGCAACCCGTCGTTGCCTTCAATTGAGGGATCGCTTTCAAGCCACGCCTCACAACTTACGGGCGCGACGCGCCTGATTAACGATCCGATAGCGATAGCGTATTGCCTTATTTCTGCCTGCGCATCATCCGAGTCGCGCAACCTGACAAAGTTCAGCAGAGACCACAAGTTCGCTGTAACATAACCTAAGTAATACACGCCAAAGGCAGGTAAGAAAAGACGGGCTTGCTCCCTTGCAACGCCCATATCGAGCGCCTTCTTGTAAAGGTCGTAGGCTTTGTCGTATAGGTCAATCAGCGCTTCAGTGAGCTTTGTGCTAAGCTCAGTCGTCAGCAGACCTTTGCTCGCTTGTTTGTTGATTGAGATTTGCTTTCGCCATTCTATCGGTATATACCAATCGTTATCTTCATAGGCGGTATACCTCCCGCTCTGTAAGTTGTATGAAGCCCATCGATGGCGTATCCACTGCCACCATACAATCACAGGCGCTTTGACTCGGAAAGTGAACACGACATGCTCAAAGGGCGTCGTGTGTTGATGGCGCGCCAAATATTGAATCAGGCGCTTATCTGACTCCGCCGACACGCTAATTCCTAAACGACTCACTCTAGCCGCGTTCACGACCGCCAAATCCGCCGATGTTAACTGACCACGACGGACGCGCTCGCCCTCTACAATAGGGTCAAAAGCGGGTGACACGCTTTGAAGCTCGACAAAACCTTTATCCAAAACGCTTGCTGTCAACATAGTTCTAGACTTTCCAATACCTTTCATCGGTCGCCAAAAGCCAGACAATTCCTGAAACGGCTGCTGCTGCGATCCAAAACATGCCTTTGCTTAGCCCGTCGCTAAGCCCTAACCCAAAGCACAGATAGCCCGCCGCCATCACGAATGAAAAGCATGTTGTGAAGCCTGCTGTCATTCCCAAGACCAGCTTTGCCAGCGACTTACTCATAGCTGCGCTCCTCTCTATAGCAAGTCTAGAAATCTGAACGACCCTAAAAGGGTGCGCCATTTGCCGTTGCTGCGAACCTGCTCAAAAGTGCAGCCGCCCTGAACCATCGGCGAGCCGCCCGCTCTTTGCGCCAATTTGTAGGATTCCACGCTCGGTTTAGCGCACGCGCCGATCTCCGCTAACAGCACATTGCCGCCGTCATGGTATAGCAGCGCCTGTTTATGACCATGCGCTTGTATGAAAAGGCGCGGTGACAAACCGAGCGTGTGTTGCCATCTCTGATAAAACTCGTAGAGTTTCTTGACAGCGTCGCCCGCCCATTTGCCGCCAAAGTTCATATGGCTGATGAAAGCATCACCTTCAATCCAACAGTAGCGGGACTCGGCAAGCTCCTCAATCCAATCGCCTTGCCTATGCTTGAAAGTTTGCCTGACAAGCGTTAGGCGGTCGTCGTTCAGACGCTTAACGATCGCCTCTAAAGGGTCTATGATGTATGGATGAAAAGCTCTGTCCGCTTGCCTGCTCAACATACGACTGAACCAATCATCGTGATTGCCTCTGATGACCTTAATGATTGCGTCCGTCTCTGCCAATAACTTACGCATGAGACGCTCTAACACTTTGCTCTCTTCAGCAAAAGTCCGCGCCCTGAACTTCAAATCGGTCTCATGAGGATTCGCCTGTTGACCATCGAACAGGTCACCTGCCAAAATGACAGTATCGGGCTTGATCGTGATTGCCTTGTCTAGGATTTCCCAGCTAGGGCGGGCGTGGATATCGCTTAATACAACAACGCGGCGGGTTTCAGTGGGTGTGCGCGGTTTGGATAGGTTAAGGAGCTGCGCTCGGCGGCGGAGTGTGTTCGGGTTGACACCGAATCTTTTGGCGATCTCACGAAACGTTTCGCCCGTCTCGGATCGGCGTTGCAAGGCTTCAATCAGCCTTTCGCTCATCACCACCTCAATCGCTCACAAGAGCTTCAATTATCCTCTGACTCAACTTATCAATCTCTGCTCTGATGAATTGCGGGTCTCCGCCAATTTGCCCAATATTGACAACGACCGTTTTATTGCTCGCCTTAGATGAAAAGCGATTAAGAGCGTTTTCAATGCCCTCACTTTGCTTGAAAGGGATTACGATATCGCCGAATCCGCGCCGCTCCCCTAGCAAGCCTATGGTCGGGCTTGTGTAAATGCCGCCCGTCGCGTTCGCTACGACTCGCCCGCCAATAGTCGGTCGCCCACCACTCAAAAGACTGAAGACACGCTGCGCTGTTTGCGCGACTTGAACTAGACCCTGCTCAATCGGTCTGAAGACTTGCCTGACGACGGGCGTTAGCCGATTTTGCTGCTCTATTAAAGCGGCGCGTCTCCTTTCGTAACCTTCTCTCTCAAGCCGCTCTCGCCGAGCCTGATCCTCAACCTGCCATTGCAAGCGGCGCGCCGCGAATTCCTGCTCAATCCGCTGTGACTCGCTGATGCGCTTCACAAGCGCATCGCGCTCTTGCACAATGCGCTCTTGACCCGCGCGTTGGATATCGGCGATCTGCTCCTGCAGCGCTCGTTGCCTTTCGGCGCGCTCAAGGGCGTAATTGTTTCGCAGATCGGCGAGGCGCTCCTCAAAGGCGGCTCGCGCCGCCTCACGCTCTCGCAAAAAGTCTTCACTAGCGCGCCGCCCTGTGACATCGAAGTCTTCAGCCGCGCGCCGCAAATCGCGCTCGCCCGCGCGTTGCGCGGCAATGAAGCCCGCGACATCGCCCTCCGCCGCCAATTCAGTCAATTGCGCTTGCAAGTCCTCAAGACGGCGATTGCGCTCACGGTAATAATCTTCAGTCCGTCGAGCCTCGCTTTGCCTGAATTTGTTGAGCGCATCAAGCTCGCTGCGCATGAAATCGCGCTCAATTTGCGCCTTTTGCGCATTGAAGCTCTGCGCAGCCTTGAGCGACTCCTGCTCAAATTTGGATCGGGCATCGGCGATTCGCCGCGCCGTGTCACGCTCAATGTCTGCGATTCGCGCTTGCGCTGCAGCCGCCCGTTCAGCCTCTTTTGCGCGCTCAATCCGAGCCTGAAATTCAGCTGCCTCCGCGTCTCGTTGCGCCTGAAGCGCCTTCTCTTCAGTTTTCAAGCGCTGGCTTTCTTGATAAGAGGAGTCGAGTTGCTTCAATTGCGCCGCAATCTGAGCAGCCTGCTGCACATCGCGCTCGCGTTGCTTAGTAAGATCCTCCTGCACACGGCGCTGCCTTTCAATCGCTTCAATCTCTCGGTCGCGCGCCTGCGCAGCAGGCAAGATATCACGCTCGGTGTTCGCAATAATCTGCTGGATTTCGGCGAGGCGTGACGTGAATTGGGCAATCAGTTGGATTTCATCATCACGCAATTGCCCCGTTGGAATGCGATTCAGGCGCTCAAGGCTCGCTTTAATCGCAGCCTCTTCATCGCGCAAACTGTCGATCCGCGCTTGTATTGCCTTAGCGCCGCCCTCGCGCTGCGCACGCGCCAAATCTTGAAAAAGCTGAACAGTCGTGCGCTCCGCCTGCACGTTTTGGGCGAGGCGCGTCTCCCGCAACACCTGTTCAAGGCGCGCCGCATTGTTAGCGGCGACCGTCCCGTCCTCAAGGCTTTGGCGCAGGCGGTCTTGTGCAAGCGCGTTTTGTTGCGCCGCCGTCGCTAGACTGTTCAATTGATTGTTCAGCTCGCCTAAGAACTGCCCACGCGCCGCTTCAGCCGCCAATCGAATGACGGGATTCAGCGGATTGTTTCTCGCGACCTCATCAGCCGCCTGATTAATCTGGACGATCTGACGCTGTACTGATGCGCGCTGTCCTTCAATTTGTTTCTGTTGCGCCTGTAAGGCGTTCAGCTCAGCCTCGATTTGGCTGCGCGTTGCGGTCGCCGTCAACCCCGCTGTGGCAGTGAGCGTCTGCTGAATCGCCTTGAAACGATCCGCCTGCTGCTCAATAGTCTTAGTGAAATTGGCAATAGCTAGACCCGCCGCGCCCGCCGCTATACCAATCGCGCCTAAAGACGCCGCTAACGTCCCGATGCCCGCGTTTCCAATGCCTGTCTCAATGACGCCGCCAATCGCGTTGGAAGCCGCGCCGATCGCAGCGCCACCACCCCCGCCAAACGCGCCGCCGATTGCAGAACCAAGCTCGCCGACTAAGCCGCCGACCGCGCCGCCGAAACGGTCGGCGAGTCCTGACGGCAACGCGCTTGAGGCTTGTTTCGCCTTCTGTGCGACGTCTTCTAATTGTCTAGTTAACGGGCGTAAATCAGAGCGGGCTGCCTGACGCGCCGATTCGCCTAACGCGCGCATTTCAATCTGCGCCCGTTTAATCTTCTGTGCATATGTCTCGGTCGCGCCTGCCGCCGATCGCGCTTGCTGCTCAAGCCCGCCCAAAGCCGCGCCGCGCAAAGAGTCCGCGCTTTTCTTTGCGCGTTTTAGCGACTCGGTCAGCGATTCAGCCGCCTGCGCGCCCTCTTTTGCGCCCTTGAGAATGATTTCAAGCGTTGCTTTGAACATGCCGCTTATACCAATCTAGCTTATGACGGTACAACGCATAGCACACGCTCAAATCCTCAATCCAACGCCTGTCAACTTGAGCGACCTCGTCAGGAGTTGGCAGGCGTGTGAAGCCTGACATGCGCCATACATCAAAGCCTAGCAAGACCATGATTGGCGGATAATGGAAAGCCCAATCATCGGGTTCGCAAGTGACCGCCTCTGGAATAACAGCGTTGCGCGCGCGTTCAATGAGCGCTTGCCTGAACTGCGCACGCCATGCTGAACGCCTCATGCTAAAGGGCTATCTTCGCTCTTTAGCGACTCCTGCTCTGCATTGCTAAGCGTTTCGGCGGGCGCGCTTGCCTTGTCAGGGTTCAGCCGTTGCGCCTCAAGATATGCCCGACTCCATTCCGAGACTATCCAATCAGGCATTTCAAGCCGCGCCGCCCACAAATCCGCGAAATCCGTCTCATCTAAATCGAGATCGTCAAACCACTCTACAAAAGCATCGATGACCGCATCACCTGAGCAATCAGAGGCTTTGACCGAAACGGACTCAGTCGCGACGAGCAAGGTCGCGTATTCAGATGCGATATCCTGTAGCGCCTTTTTGGTCTCGGTTTTGATGCGGTAATCATCAAGCAAGGCTTCAAATTCCGTCACGAATTCATCAGCCTCAATGAGCAAGCCTAGCGTCTGTGGTTTGAAGGTGATTTGCAGGCGTCCATCAAACGCCGTGACCGCTTTTGACTTGAGAAATCTGCTCATACTTGCCTCCGTCTAAAAAAGGCGGCTCGACGCCGCCCTTAACTCGATTAAGATTACGGCGTTACGAAGTCAGTCTCGTACAAGATTACCGCGTAAGCACCAGCTGCAGGCGCTGCGCTGAAGGTGAAGATGGCTGAAGAGGTGTTAACGCTGCTCAACGCCGTGCTGACGCCGTTGACAGCGAGCCAGTTCGACCCGTTTGTATTGCTTGTGTCTGCCGATGTCGGTCGATAAGCGCCCGTAACGGAGGTCGCCGTGCCATTGCCGCGAAACACAAGCAAATTCAACCGCTTGCTGCTGATAATCTCGTAGTGGTCAACACGGTTATCTTCCAAACCCATGCCCAAGCTGCTGAACGGGATTCCGTTCGCAGAGCGAGTCGCCATCAGCGGGTTGACCGTGATGGTCACATCAGACGGCGCTTGAAACTCAAACCCGCCCGTCTTAATCGTCAGCTCCGCGCGTGGAATCACAAGCGACCGAATCTTTGAAGCGCCGCCTTCTTTCTCTTGGAAACGCTGTTGCAAAATGACGCCGCCGATGCGAGGTAGGTCGCGATTCGTGTTAGTGCTGTACAGCTCAAACTTCTGATTAGATGTTGTATCAACAGTCGAGCCTGACAAAAGCGCGACGAGCGCTGGGTCAATCAGAGGGCATACCATGTCGAATTGACTCAACTGCCGCCCGCCAAAGTTGAAGCTCGCCAAACGCGGCTTATCGCCGCCCGTCACATCGACGACGGTCGCGTCAGCAAATGAGACCTGCGCTGTGCGCACATCAGGCAAATAATACGCATTCGATGAGCTGCCATTGCTCAAGGTCACAGACTGACCTGTTGGATAGCCCTCATCGTTCACGAGATAGATGAGCGCCGTCTGAAGTCCTGCACCATAGCCTTTTGGCATTTCCTACCCCCTGTCTAATTGACCTGATCCGTGATTAGCCGATACGCGACTGTCATGTTTAGGTTGAAGCTAATGAAGTCGCGCTCCGCGTAATTTGTCGTGATAAGCCCCGACGCAGTAACGCTCACGTCGCTACTCAACTTAGCAAAGGCGTCCTGCAGCAGAACGCCATTTGAGCGAACCTGCAGGCGCGGGTTTGTCATGAAATAACTGATGGCGCGGTCGCAGATGTTGAGCGCCGTCCTCGCCGCCGTGACGCCCTTATCGCCGTCATCGATTCCTAGTGAAGACGTAAGCTCCGCAATCAGGAAAACAACCTGAAAATTGCGGGTCACGATTTGTGAACCCGCCTGACCAAACGGTAAGGCATTCACAACGTCTTGCGGGATGATGTAAGCCAAAGGCGCTTCAATGTCATTTGGCGCTACCGTCGGCGGCAGCTCAAAGCAGCGCTTGACTCCGTCAATTTGCCTGACGCATTCCGCAATCCGTTCGCATAAGTCGACTGTTACCGTCATACGCCGCCAAAACCTTTCAAGTCGACTAAGCCTTCTAAAGCTAGGCTCTGCACAAGCGCAGCTCGCGCTGACCCGATGCTTTGCAAGATGGGGTCGCCCGCCGCGTTTGTCCCTATCACAACAGCGCCCGTCTGCGATAAGCGCAGCTGCACACCCCGCTTGACATAATCTTTCACAGACGGGTGCGCTTCAAACTCTAAAATCGCCGCGCCATTCGCGTGTGCAGCTGCCGTCGTCCCGTTAGCGCCGCGCTCGACCGTGTAATTCGGCGCGTTCGCTGCCGTAATGTACAGAAACTCATCATCTATCCTGACAAGTTGACCGCGCTCAAAACCGCCCGCGCTTTGAAAGGTCGTTGCGGTATTGGTCAGCGCAGCGCTAAGCGTCTTGCCCTTGTCCTCAAAGCGGTAACCGAAACCACATTCCGCCTTGACCTCTATGAACTTGCCGTCAGCAGCATCGCTCTGCCATGTGAGCGAATCGCTCAACAGGCGCAAAGTTCGCAACGTCTTGTCAAGCTCAACGTCAGCAAGTGCGATAGCCGTCTGCGCCGAATCGCCGTTTGTCACGCTGATGAGCTTTTGCACATCGTAGTCTAGCAACAGCACACGGCTGTTCGATGATGATACGTTACCGCCGCGATAAGTCGGCGCGGCGGTAAGCCGTAACGTCACAACATGCGGATCGAATCGCCTTTGGCAACGCGCCGTGACAAATTCGCTCTCCGCCTCGATTAGCGTCAGAAGTTGCGAATCGGCGCTGTTTGAAGTGATATTGGCGAGCGTCTTGAACTCGCCGATTCGCAACAGTGGCTTGGTCGTCATGCTGGATTCGAGTAGGTAATTGTGCCGACCGACGTGATGACAATCATCCGATCGGAGCTTTCCGCGATTGCGTAGACCACAGCGTTAGCAGGCAAACTGGCTCGGCGGTTGGTGCCATCCCACGTGAATCCTGCAGGGAACGTAACGGTGATTGCCGCGCTGCCCCGATTGAGGACAATCAGCTCCGCGCCGACACGCGGGCGATTCAGGGTCACGTCATAAGCAGCAGCACCAGTCAGTCTCAGGACTCCGCCTTCAGAGAGGCTCAGGCTGTCAGCGCCTGCCACGCTGACAACCTTACGCAACACACTACCGACTTGCCCTTGCTTAATGTTCAGCAGCATGATGACCCCCTTAGATCGTCACGCCGACGTTGTAAGCAGCAGTCGCGCCCGTCGAGTCAGAGAAGTTAGTGAAACCGCAGCGCAGGAAACACACGACTGTCGTGCTGTCCGTATAGACGTTGCGGTCTGTCTCGACCTCGATTTGGCGCTTGAAGCGGAAAGCCCAGCGATCAGCACGGACTAGCGCTATGCGCCCGCGATTGTTATTCGCTTCTGTAGCTGAACGCTTACCATCCAAAGCCCGCCCCTTGTACATGAAAGCGCTCGGCAGGACGCCTATCTTGTACAGGAAAGGCAACATGCCGTTCTCAAGGGTCGCCAAACTGAACACATCGCGCGTCTGCACTTCAGCAAGCGACATCGTCTTGATTGCCGTGTCCATATCCATCACAAACAGCAGACGGTCGCTAGGGATTTGGTCAGCGGCTGGCAAACGCTTGAGCAGCTCAAGGAAAACGGCGGGCGAGAGCGTGTTAAGCGCGTCATAAGCAAGCGCCGTGTTTGTCACGAGCGGCAGCTTCAAAATGCCGTTGAAGAGCAGGTAAGACGGGCGTGTCGTGCCGCCGCTAGGAGTGCCGTCGATGAGATTGATATTCGTGTTGGCAGCGGTCGCCTCGTCGCCGTTAATCAGGATGTACTCAATCTCCTCCGTCGCCTTGCGCTGCAATTGAGTGTACGTTTGCGTGAGAACATCAAAGATTGTGTCCTCTTCCATCTCGCGCGTCAGCACGACAGCAGCGCCGAGCTTTTTGATGCTCAACGTGCGCTTTGCAGTCGCGAACTTTGAGACCGCGAATTTAGGAGTTGGTAAAGCGCTGCCTGAGGCGACGTCAGTGACCTCGCCAGCGACGTAAAACGTAGGACTAGCACCCTCGACCAAAATCGTCTCTTGATTGTGTCCACGAGGGATTTCGCCATAGTTAAGCCCGCGCTCGACAAGGGCGTTGAAAAGGCGGGCTTCACTGTAGACCTTTTCCCACAGCTCAGTACCAGGCAGCGTTTGCATCCATTCCGCGCCGTAACCCGTCTGCCCTGTGTTCACGACTTCATCCGCGCGGTAAGGCGGCATTAGCCGCGCATACGCGCCGCGAGCCACCTCCGAACGGGTCTTCGCCGCCAATTTAGCTGCAAAATCTCCGCGCAGCGCTGAACTTTCCAAACGACCATCCTTGACAAGCCGCTGGACAGTCTGGTAACCGAAAGCCAATTGTCCAGGCGTAAAGGTGTCATAAAAGCGATCTCGGACACCTGTGATAACAGGCTTGCGCTCTTTAGGCTGCTGCATGACCATGCGCAGCATCTCTTGCGCGACGGCTTTAGGGTCAGCGGTGACCTTTTGGCGCGGGCGGGCGGGATTGGGTCTGGCGGTCTCAGTAGCGTCCTCGTCCTCTTCAGTCATATCCGCCTCAGGCGCGCTATTTGCGGTGCTGACCGCCGTGTCCTCATCAGTCGATTGCGCGACGGATTCGGCAAGCTCCGCCATATTGCTAGGCATTGCATCGACGCCTACCATCGCCTTCAAAAGCGCAATGACGCTCTCGACTCCGTCGCGCTCAATCAGTGACGACAGAAGCTGGGTGGCGTCAACATCGGATGGGATGCCCATCTCTTCAAAAGACCGTGTAGCCATTTCATCTCTCCTCGCAGTCTCATCTGAGACCAACTTAGCGCGGTAAACAGGAATCGCGTCCCGCGTTAACTCGACATGCAATACCTTCATGCGCGGCTCGCAAGGGCGTTTCGTAAGACTGACCTCCGATAGCAACCACGTCCTGAACCGCCCGTCCTCATCGAACTCGGCAAGGTGTTCAGCAGACGCGCTGCTGACGCCGAGCAAGCCTAGTCGGATTTCATTGAGCAACTTCCGATAATGATGATTATCTGAAAACAAGACCGCTTCAAAGGCGATGCCTACATCGTCATGCCATGTGCGCACGACCTTGCCAATGACCGTCTTGCCGACCTCAGGGTCTTGTCCATGCTCATACATCAGCCGAATAGGCGCGCCGTCAATCAAACCAAAGTCCGGTGGCTCATCGCGGTCGAACCACGTGCCAAAACAGTCAGGCTGATCGGGTGAACCCCACAACGCCAAATAGCCTTGAATATGATCGCCGTCTGTTGCGCGGACAAAAGCGTACTTGCAGCCCATAGCGCCTCCTCTATGGCGAACTTAGCAAGGCGCTTGTGAGGTAAAACAAAAAGACCGCTCGCGCGGTCTTAGTCGAAGGAAATAAAAAAGCGCCCTTTCGGGCGCTTGAAGATGAGCAATTATGCGTTCCAAGCCTCATCTAGCGAAATGAACCAGAAATTTGACAACAACCCAAGATCGTCAGGGCTGTAAAAGCTGCCTGTCGGTAAATCGCCTTTACCACGTCTCTTCGTGAGAGTGTAATCAAGACGAGAGAATCGGTAAACCCACACACCAACTCGCGCGAAAATGTGAATAGAGCGTGCCTCAGTCTCTGAAGGCGACCAAAAAGATAAGGGCTTAACTGCCTTCAAAAAAGAGAGATTGGATTGGGCCGCCCAAACTTTGCGAATCTTATCACCACCATCCACCACAACTTCCTTCCCGTCAAAAACTAGGAGGATTTGCTTCTTGAAATCGTAGGCGTATGATGGGACTGAAATGGCGTTAAGGTTGATCATGTTTCTTTTCCTTTTCCTTCGGTTTTTTGCGCTTGTCACCTTGATTGGTGCGCTTACAATTCAAAGTATAGCACACTCAAAATCCCTGTCAAGCACCTTAGATGAGAGAATGATGAGAGACGCTTTAAGGCGTCGAAAGGTTGTTTCGAAGCTCGCTCAGAAAAATGCTCATCAGACGCGGCAATTGGCGGCTAATCTGCTCAGGCAAGCTCTTATGCCCTGTTTGGCGATGGTAGAAACTCTGCTGATTTGAGCCGCGCGGATAGGTCAAACCCGCCTGTCTAGGAAACCCGATCACATACGGCGCGTAAGATTTGTTCGACCCGACTGTGATGTAAACGCTACCGCCCTTCACCTCCGCCTTGCTTGTCAGGCTTCTGTACATTGAATTGGTGCGTCGATAAGGGACGCGAATCGCGCCTGAACGTATCGCCCGCATAACGTAACGGCGTTGCCTTTCCGTCTTGAATTTGCTCGGCTTGCCGTTGAGCGTGTAGACAGGCGCTAAAGGGCGGCGTGGCGGAGGCGGGATGGGCAGCACAAGGCTTTCCATAGCGACGCCTGTTTTTCGCGCCGCCTGCAGAAAAGCGGCTTCTAACGCCTGCTGCGATACTCGCTGTGAAATATAGACTGTGAACCGCGCCAAGTCTTCAGCCGACATCGGTGACCCCCTCAACCACAGGCAGTGTGAAGCAACGGCAGCGAGGGTGCGCCGGTGGTGTCAGGTATTGACCATCTAAAGCCGATCGCCACCCGCGCTTGAAATCGCTGACAGCGTTATGGCGCGATCGGCAAACAGGGCAAACGTCTTTGTCTTGCGCCGTCTGCCATATCGCGCGGGTTACGCCGGCGGTCTTGTATCGCTCAAAAGCTCCTTCAGCGTAAACACGGGTCAGTTCTGTCTCCGCTATCATCTGCGCGCGATTCATCAATTGCTGCGAAATTGGATAGCCCTGAACCGCGAACACCCGCGCAATGGCATCGCGCAATTGCGGGATAGAAGCGCCTTGCTTGACAGCGTCAGCAATCACCTGCTGCAATTGCAGCAAAGTCGTTTGGTTGATTTGCCTGACCAACTGCGCTGACTGAGTAAGCGCGTAAGAGACCGCCTCGTCCGCGATTAGATTCCAATCAATTGCGAAAGTCAAATCGCGCTTGACAACGGCGCTGCGCAACTGCTCATCCGCCGCCTTGACGCCACCGACAAAAGCGCCTGCAAGATGTTTTGCAAAACGCTGCTCATAATCAGTCGCATGGCGCTCAAGCCATTCGGAAAACCATCTCAACAGCTCGACTTCTAATTCAGAAGACGGCGTGCTGCTCACAAGCGCCTCAAGCTCAGACCAATCATCCTCGCTAAGCTGCTGTGATTCCACAAACAGGTCAGCGAAAAGCGTGTTCAGTGAAGGCTCGCTCTCTAATTGCCGCCAAAAGGCGCTGCCGTCTGAAGCTTCAATCGGAGCGTCAATTTCAAGCCGTGCAGCGCGCTCAAAAATCAAGTCTGGATTCCAATAGCCCTTCAGCTGTTCAGACACCCAATTCGCCAATTTTTGAGGCAATTTGACCGCTTTGAAAGGCGCGTTGAAATCGCCGTAATGAATTGCATGGCTAAGGACAGCCGAATGCCAACTGCGCAGCTCGGCGATCTGCTCAGCACTTAGCGGCGCGTCCTCTTCAGCCGACAAAGCGGTTTGGTCTTGAGCAGGTAAGTCCTCAATCAAAGGCAATTGAGTCGGCGGCGGCAGCGGCGGCAGCAGAGGCTGCAGAGCAGGCTTGCCGATATCGGCAATCGGAGTCGGCACTCCGTTGACCAACACGACATTGCCTGTTGGTAAAGCTTCTAGACCAAGCGCGGCTCTGACTTCGTTTAAGGTCACGACGCCGCCCTGATAAAAGGGCAGGACGCGAGAGGCGTCTGTCGAAAAGCCGACTGACGATGGTTGCAAGCCTATGAATTGGCGCGCCTCGTCTAAGGTCATGACCCCGCTATTGAAGGCTGCCGTTGACATGCTGAAGCGTTCAGGCGTCGCCAAAATGATTCTGTTCAGTTTGTTCAGGTCGACTTCGATGCTAAGCTCGTAGCCAATATTGGCGAAATCGCTGTGCAACCATTGGCGATTCACCCCTTCTAGTATCATGCGAAGCATGGGCAAAGCCACATGCTTGACATGATTTAGCCATACATCGTTGTATGTGTTCGACGCGCCGAGCGGGTCTGACGGGCTGCCGCCTAACAGTGTAGGATGCACCTGATAAGCCGCGCATATATCAAAGCGAATTTGGTCTAGGAAATCCCGCATCGCCAAATCAGTCGGAGGTGGTGTAATAGGCTGCCACGTCCATTTGCCGCCTTGTGTCGACCCCGCGACAAACGTTTTCCACGCATTGCTAGGGCTGCGCATCTGCTGCCAAGCCTCCTTTTGCCGCTCAAGCTGCTCAGGCGTAATCATGCCTTCAAATATGAGCAGCCCATCAGGGCGCGCGGAGTTGGCAAAGAACTGACGCGACCATTCACCCAAATTGCGCTCTGCTACCGCCCGATAACGGACAATATCGGAAGGAGAGTTGCCATACCGCGTGCCTAGCGGTGTTGGCAAGCGCAAGAAAATCAAGTCGCGTTGCGGGATTTCCTGCAGGGAATTAGTCAGCAGAAAACGGGACGGCTCGCCTGTCATCAAATCGCTCTGCACAGTAACGTCCATCGGCGATATGAAGGTCACTGCAGTCGGCAAGCCGTATTCATTGCGAACCTTGTACAGAAAGGCGTTGCCAAAGACCAAAAGGGACGCTGTCAGCAACCACAGCAGCTCACGCGAGTTCTCAACAAAATCGCGGGCGGGGGAATACTCTAGCTGCGAATCGAGATCGCTCTGCACAACCAAATCGATGTTCGATACGGCGTCCGCCCTGAACTTTACACAAGCCCACGCAGTAATTGACGCGGCGTAAATCGCAGCCTGCTCATCGCGATTGAATAGCCCGGCGTTGCCAACGCTCACATCGGCTGCAGGCAACTTGTCAGAGCGCGTCGCGTCGCCGACATACCACGCCCTGCTGAACTGTTGGCTCGCTTGAAAGCGCCGCGCCAATTTGCGGCGGATAGCCCCGCGTTTTGCCATGCTCAACTCCTTATCCTGAGGCTGCCGATGCCGCTCTCGGTCTCAAACATCGCAAAATCCCGACTCACCTTGACACGAATTGTCTTAGCGCCATGCATCAATGCCGTGAACGGGCTGCGCGGGACACGAATCGGCTCGTGGTCTATGCAGCTCAAATCAAGGACGGCGTCGTTACCTGAGACGCTGTAATTCAGCGCTTGAGCAGGGATAACGTCACCGCCTTCAAATTTGCAGGGCTTGAGCGGATTCAACGCCTGAGCGAATATGTACACACCGCTCTTATTATTCGTGTAACGCAAACCGCTCTCGACGACAGCGCCGCTGTAAAATGACAGGGTGCGCGCCGTCAAAATCAAGCCCATGTCATAAGCCTTGCCAATGTCGATTTCGGGCTTGATAGGCGTTGAGATGTGGCAATCGGGCGTCAGGACTGTGGCGTACCCGTCCGAAAAGCTGACGCGACGGGCAGGCAAACTGTGCAGGTGTTCGCTTATCGCTGCAGGCAAGCTAAGCCCGCCTATCCACTCAGGAAGCATATTGTTTGGCAGCGCGAATCCACGCAAATTGCGCTCTCGATTGCGGCGTGGCAACTTTTGCTTATAGGTTTCGGTCGCCAAAACCTCTTCAGCTAAGCCTAGCCCAGCATCGCGCTCGACAATGACAACGCCGCTCTCAAAGCGCAAACGCCCGTCCTCTGCAGGGATTCGCAGGATTTTGCGGGGGTATGTGAACGCGCCCTCAATAGGGATGAAGGCAAAGCCCGCGCCGCCCAGCAAGTAAGCGCCGTCCTTAATCACGATTCGAAAGTTGAACTGCCGCGCCAAGCGGAAGATTGGCAAGACCATAAGCTGACTCCTCTGCTGCCAACTTAGCAGAGCAAGGCATATAGCGCGCTTTGGAGCGGCTTGAGCAAAGCCGCCTGACAATCAATTTCCAAGCGAGGAGGGCATCAGCCGATCCATTTTCAATTTCACTACAAAGTCATCATTAAATATTATCTGATGGCTTTGTAGTGAAATTGAAAATCGCCGCTACCCACTGCTGGTCGGCATCTTTTGCGACCTTCAAAAACCTGCTAAGTTGTATATTCACTCTAACGCGGTCAGGGTCACTTAGCGTGAACCTTACCTAAGAGCCGCCTGCTCTGCCACGCCTGAAGAATAGCCGCTTAAATTTGAGCCTCTAAACGCTTGCCGCGATTCAAAACGGCTTCCCTCGCTTGTCACGGGCTGTTTTAGCTCTGGTGTGCTGAACCAAGATTGAAGTGTAAAGCGGGGGCTAGGGAATCGGTCTCTTTTTTTCTAAACTGCTGTTTTGTCGCGTTGCGTATTCGATAGCCTAAAAAATCGGGCTGCAGACCCTATGAAACGACCCGCCCCTATAGATTACACATTGAGCTTTAAAACTTTCAGAAAGGCTCAAAAATCGGGTTTTTGGAGAAAATGTCTCGATTGGCAGCGTTAGCCTAATTTTGGATATAGGAGGCAGCAATTATGAGCAAACAGAAGTTCGAACGGCTAAGCGCTGAAGAGCAGCGCCTTTTGGTCTCGATCGCGGTCGCTTCAATCATTGAGGACTTAGACTTGCAGGAATCGGTCGAGAGCCTCGTTGATGACAAGTTCATCGCCTTCATGGAATTGGCGATCCGCAAACACGGGCTGAAGAGAGAGGAGCTTGTCGAACTGGGCAGTGAGGCTATTTTAGGTCTCTACATGGCGGAATTCGTATACGTCTCTGAACTGCTATTAGACTACATTGGTGGGTTGCTGAAGCGCATTTTTGAGACGGGTGAATTGCCTGAGGATATCCAGAGCTAATCACGCCTGCCAAGCATGACAAAGCTCACAAGCGCGCGGCTGAACACGCCGCGCGTTTGCGTTACCAAACGGCGCACCATACATCGTTTGGCGACGTGACGGATTGTGCGGCTAAGGCGAGGGCGATGACGGTATCGTCATGCTTATTTGACGGCGCACCATATCTGAACCTGCCGCTGCTGAGCCGTTCCATCTCAAATGACACCAACTCAATCTTCTGAACAGGGTCATCAAGCAGAAGCAAGTTTCCCTTCTCAAGGGCGAGCGCCAAATTTTGTATGATTGACGCCTTGACCTCATTGGTCAGGGTCACGCCAATCACAGACGCGCCTTGCGCTGCCCATTGCGAGCGGGCGAATTGCAAGACGGCGTCGCCGACGCCTGTTTGGTCGACTCTTACAGTTTGCGGCTTATAGCGGCTGATCGTCTTAGCGATTCGCACGATTTGGTCTTGCCACGCCATCTGGTGGAAGCGGTCGATGAAGACCTGACGAGCGGGCGAAACATCCGTCCGCAAAATAGACACGACCGTGTAATCGTTGAGCCGCGCGAGGTCGATTCCGACGCTGTATAGCGCTCCGCTGATTGGCGGCTCGGTTGACAAGGTCGCGTTGTCCAGCACGGCGCTGAACACGCCGCCGACGTCGTCTATGAACTCCGCCAAAATTTCCTGTTTGAAGAGAACATCAGGCATCGCCGCCCTAGCGGCTTCAATCTCGGACTCAATCTTAGGCAGGAATGTATTAGCAGCTGTTGGAAAGTTGAATGAAGCCCATTCAGGCTCGCCTTCTAAGCCTTTCCTGAAAATCTCATGAAACCAATTCAAGCCTTTGGGCGTGCTTAGGAAAAGCGCCTGCCCTTGCCTGTCGATGAGAGTCGGGCGCAAGATTTCATTCCATATTTCGGGCGGCATGAGGGCAGCCTCATCGAAAATCGCCAAATCAAGCCCTGCTCCTCTCAGATTGTCAGGCTTGTCAGCGCTTTTCACTTGTATGAAGCCCTTGCCGAATTGGATTAGGCGGCGTGTGCGATTCTCAGTGAAACCGACAGGCGCGGCTAAGCGCTTGATGGTGTGCAATCCTATCAAGCCAATCTCATAAGTAGGGGCGATCCACCAAACGTCCTTGCCTCTCAGGGCTGTCTCGATAGCAATGATTGCCCCTAGATAGGTTTTACCAGCACGCCGCCCGCAAGCGACGACTCTAAACCGCGCCTTGCTGTCGTAGATGAGGCGCTGCATAGGGGTCATGTTGAATTTGAAAGTGACGGGCGTGACGCGGCTCGCCATGACGGGCGTCAGCTCGTCAATGGCAGCGTTCAGCAAATCCTGACCTTTGTCGGCTTTTGTTTGCTTTTGCCGTTTTGGCGCCCGCTTTGGATTAGCTGTCTTGCCCATCCTGCTCTACCATTTTGCGCTCAAGGGCGCTCATCAGCGCGCGCCATGCGCTTTGCGGCGTCATGCCGAGCTTTCTGAGCAGCGCCTGATCCTCATCAGATATCCGCAACAGCGCGCCATTGCCGAATTCTTCAGGGAAACGGCGCTCAAGAATCCAAGCAAAGCGTTGCCATGACTTGCCGTCTGTTTTCAGCGCTGTTAGCGTCTTCTCAACAAATATGGCTACCGCGCGCTCATACAACTGATTGAATTGCGCGCTTTCCTTCAGCAGCCCTTTGATGAATTTGGCGGGCAACCCGCTCCCCGCCGCCGCGTTTGAAAGCGGCAGCCCTTCTGTGACTTTGACCAGAAAAACGCCGAGCCGCCGAGCCGTCTCGTCATCAACGGCTCGGTCGGCAAGGCTCACGTAGGCGGGCAATTTCTTAGTTACGTCGAGTTCAGTTTCGAAAACGATCTCGACGGGTTCAGAATCCGAATAGTTCGGCGATCTCCTCCGACTTTGTGGCATAGCCAGCCCTTTCCAATGCAGCCCGCATTTTGCGAAAAGCTTGTTTGTACATCGTATTCAACTTAGTGAGCTTTGCGCCAAAACGAGCTTCATAGCGCGCCGCTAAAGCCGCGCCGTCGATGGGAACACCTGTCTCAAGCCCAAAACGGGCTACAACGATAAAACGCAGGCGCTCATCTAAAGCATCCAACGCGATTTTGATTAGCGCCTTGATTTTCTCCTCGCGGCTCTTGATTTCGAGCGCGGCTTCAGGGTCAGGGCGCGGGTCAGGGTGAAGGTCTAGGATATCCTCAGACACAAACTCAACGCCGCGCTTGCCGCGCGTTTTCTTTGGCTTTTTGGAGTCTTTGACCGCTGATTTTTCGACAATCGGCTTTGGGCTGCTGCTGAATTGCGCCGCCGCATCCCGGACGTTGCGGTCTATTGCGACCGATGCGTAGCTGTAGAAATGCCTATAGGTATCGCCGCCCGCTCTTTTCGGATCGAACCGATTAGCGCAGACCAATACCGTTTCGTAAGCGGTCTGCAAAAGGTCTTCGAAAAGCCACTGGTCACCATGTGAGTTTAGAGAAGCTGCTCCTATGCATTTGAATTTTAGCTTTTCGATGGGTTCTGACTTACTATCACGCGGGTTATAGCGCTCATTGAATCGCTCATTAGGGACTATCATTGGTTTTTCCTCCGCTTTCTGACTGCTCTACGAATTTTCGATACCGCTTGTCTGAACACGATCTTTGCGCTCTCTGAATGCTCTCTTTGGAAATCGCTCTCGATATCCTCAAGCGATACCCCGCTCAGCATTCTTTCAACTATGAATCGCTCAGCGCTGTTAAGAGTGTATAGACTTTCAAGGATAATTTCCAGCTGCTCTTGATTTGTTTCCTGTTTAATTATTTCCTCCTCTAGTGATGAGTTGTCAATTAACTGATAAGGCGTAATGCCCTCCTCGACAAGCCCTTCAAGGCTTAGTTGGACGATCGGAGCGATGTCAGGCTCGCGGCGCGCGCGGTAATTGCTAGGCAAGCCGACAGCGGCGAACACCTCACGCTCGATTGACCGTGTGATCGCCTGCTTTGCGTATGAGAAGAAATGCCCGATTGAGCCGCTCGACCTGTTGCGCCGTTTCCGATCGGGGTCGAACCGCCCATAAGCCCTTTGCAGCGCCTCGTAGCCGATTTGCGCCAAGTCCTCAAAGCTGTAAGCCGCCTTTTCCGCCAAATCAAGGTATTGATTGGCGATGCTTTTGACGAGCGCCTTAAACCGCTCAAGATAGAAGGAAAGCGGCTGTTCGCCTCTATTGAAGGGCTTGTCCATGAATTCTTGGAAAAGCGAAGGGCTTTCGAACAGTCGCTTAGCCATGAGCTACTAACTTTCTCGCCCTTGTGATAACGACAGGCGTGACGCCAAACACTGCCGCCAAATCCTTGCCGCGCATGTGGAGCAAATCGGGATTGTTGCGCAGGATATCCGCGACCGCTTTGGCGTTGAGCGGCTTAGGATGCCTTGCGATTTCGGATGAAATTTCACTTGAAATTTCATCGCCTCTTGAAATTTCAATTTCAGCGGATGAAATTTCACTTGAAATTTCAAGTCCTGCCAATCGACCCGTCTCACTGTCTCGGCAGCCTTCACGCCGCCTGCTATCGCCGCCCGATGAAATTTCAACGCCGCCCCTTGAAATTTCATTTTCATGGCTTGAAATTTCAGTCCTGTCCCTTGAAATTTCATTCCCTCGACTTGAAATTTCATCACCCCGATTTGAAATTTCATTGCCCTGCTGTGAAATTTCATCTTGAGCTGTTGAAATTTCATGCGCAGCTTTTGAAATTTCATCGCACAACCCATCCCCGATACCCATCAAGACCTTCTCAATAGCCGTGACGACCGTCTGCAATACCGCTTTACTGACCGCATCGCCGAGCCTAGCGTCGCGCCCGCTCGGCGTCACATAGGGCGCGTCTGCATGAAATCCTTAAACGATACCGTATGACGCTCAAATTCCGCCGCTATGCACTGGTATTCAAAGCGCGGGTCAGCCTCAATCTGCTCAAGGTATCGCTTGTAAAGCGCTCCGCGCTTGCCGTCCGCCGTCTTGCAATTGTCGCGCAACGCCTCGCCGACGGCATGGACTAGCTCGTTCTGAAAACGCTCCGGCAGCGCTGTCTTAGGGTCGCGCAACACGGCGTGGTAGAACAGGACGGCGTCATTGAAAGCCTTGATGCGAGCCGCCCTCTTTTCAAGCTCTTGCAAGAGCATATTTTCAAAGACAAATCCGACTCCTAACACAAGAGAGGGAGCTAGGATCGTGATGAACCATTGGAAAACGATCACGCTCTCTTGCGGATATGAAGCCGTCATGGATATGTTGGCAAGCAAGGCGATCGCCGCGCTCATCACCATGAAAGCGCGGAATACGCGCTTAGCCGTCTTATTCCGCGCTAACAGCCCTGCGCTAAGCCCAAAAGTCAGCGCGCCAATCTCGCCCATGACAACGAGGACGATAAGCCCTGTGGACACCCAAAACTCATTGACGCGATCCGTGTGTGTCAACACGGATTTCAGGACAATATCGCCCGCCGCAAGCTGCTTTCCTGCGCTCACATACAAAGCGCCTCCTGCAACGATGAGCAACCCGATCGTCAGGGCAGCGGTCAACCATCGAGGGTAGGCTGCGAAATTCTCAACCTCGAATTGCGCCTTTTCAGGCTTAGGGATTGACGCGATGACAGCGCTCCGCGCCTTTTCCTCACAATCGAGCCATTGAGAGCGCGTGAGCGGGGGCGGCGTCACTAGCGTCGTGTTAGATGAGCTAGGCTTGTCGGTCATTCGTAGAAAAGCTCCAATTGCACGGGCATCCCTAACCAAAAAGATAGGCGTTCTTTGGCGATCGTGACATAGCTTGAATCAATCTCGACGGCGTCGATGGATTGCCACCCCGCGAGCGCAGCGCCAATGACCTCTGAACCCGTCCCTGAGAAAGGGACAAACAGACGCGGGTTATGTGTTGCATGGTATTGTGGCGGGGGGCATATAAGCTTGCCCAAGTAATAGCAGAGCGCCAAAGGCTTGATTGTTGGATGCTGGTTTAGGCGGTTCGGAATTCGGCTATTGCGGTTGCTCGATGGTGTTTTGACGCCCAAATCACGTTCGATGCTCAGCGCCTTTGGCACGTATAGTGCAGGCAACGCAGCTCGCTCTAGCTTTTCAGCTTTTCTGAACAACGCTTGAAAATAACGTTCAGAGGGGTGACCTGACAGTTTACGCAGGGCAAGGTCAGGGCAATCAGGTGCGCAGCGCGCTTCATTGCAGTCCTCGCTGTGCATGACAACCAAATTGGCTGTAATGCGCCTTTGGTCGCGGGACAAGGTATACCGCTTACTATTTATGAAATCACGGTATACAGCCGTTTTGACTATCCTCTCTGGACGATACAGATCGCGGCTCGGACGCGCGCCGACTCCTCTTACGTTCAAAAAACCCGCGCCTGTTTGGTGGGCGGCTTTGCTGTAGTTTTTAGCCTTTTTGCGCGCTATTAGGATCGGCTCTAATGCTGATCGGAATGACTGAGCGCCAATCGCGTAATCGCCAAACATCCGCCCTTTGTTCAGACCTTGAGCAGTTATCCACGCGAGCATGTTCAATATCTCAAAACCCGCCGTTTCCGCCGCTGACGCCATCCTGTGGTATAGGCGGGGCGATGAAAAGGCGAGGACGATAGCCCCTTCCAACAATACGCCCTTCAAAGCCTGCCAAAAGTCGGGTTGAAGCGCGAGATCGCGATCCCAATCCTTCATGTTCAATCCGTAAGGCGGATCGAACAGGGCGGCGTGATACGCCGCCCCCGCCCGCTTCATGAAGTCCATAACGTCCTCATTATAGAAATCAATCGGCATTTGGTTCTACCCCGCTTACCCTGACAATTTCGGCGACTTCTGGCTTATACTTAGCAGCCTTGACCTCGTATTCAGCGCGTTTTCGGCTGCGAACTTTGGCGACGCGCTCTTGATCGTCCAGCCGCTTGATGACGGCTTTGAAGAATTCGATTGGCATTTCAGGGTTTCTGAAATGCGCGTAATTGGCGACCCACGCCTCCGCCAAAACGCGCGCTTGATCGCGCTTGAAATCGCGCCATTCGCTTGAATTTGGAATTGGCAGGGCTATAAGATCGTCCTTCATACCCTCGATTGCCGCATCCAGCTCTTTGAAAAGCTCAACGCTATCGCGCAAAGTCCTGATTGGTCTTGAGAGGATATTGAACATTGGATAGCCTAGCTCGACCTCTCGCTGCACAGGTGTGTCAAGAAACCTGTCAAGGTCAACCTGCACAAGACCACCTTTCTCAGGCTCTGACTCCGCTTTGGCGTTGCGACTCCCTTGCAAAGCCAAACGGATGTCGAGCTGCCGATACCCCCACTTCTCAGCGTTCTTATCAAAGTCGGGGCGCGCTATCCATCGCGCGTTTGGGTTCGTTCGTTGATTCCACCATTGAGGGACGACCCCCTCTATTATCTCTGAGATGCGCTCGACAATAGCCGACGCCTCATCATGGTAGACAACGACGATCAAGGCGTCATGGATATCAAGGGCTAGGTAAGATTTGAAGCCGTTTTCTGTCAGGAATTCATCAATCAAGACGGCAGCCCGCTTAGTGATTTCGGCTACGCCACCTTGGCATATGTAATTCCAAGCGTCCTTAGCCGCTCCGCCTGCGACTTTGCGCCCGCTCCAAAGCACCGCATAGCCGCGCTGCTCATAAGCCTCCTTCGCCGCCCGCTTAGCAGCGGTTAGCGCAGGAAAGCTGTTTGCGACCTGCTCTAGGATTTTCTTTGCGCTCTCAAGCGGCATCTTCAGGCGCGTTGCCATTGTCTGAGCGCCCATGCCATATGCCATTCCAAAAGTGATGCCTTTGCCCTTTTGGCGAAGTTCCTTCATTTTTGCGCGATCGCCCGCCTGCTCCGCTTTGGCGAAATCCTCAGGGAAATAAACTTTCGCCATAGAGCTATGAAAATCGCCACTTGCACAAGCGGCTGCGAAAAGCGAGTCCGCGCTCATCATGGCCCCCATCCAGTTTTCGGCATTGCTCAAGTCAAACTCAAGCAATGTCGCGTCTCCGTCTGGTGACCCGATCAGGACTCCCTTCATGTAATCCATGTTCAGGTTCTGCAACTGAGGATGCTCAGTCGCCCGACGCCCTGTCAGGGTAAAGTTGTAAAGCGGATGTAACCGCCCATCGCACGCTGACTCAAGCAGGTTCTCAAGCTGCCCTTCATAGAAGCGCAGCTCGTTGTATCGCTTCAGCAAAGACAACTCAGGGATTTCGCGCGTCAGCTCCTCAATCGCTTCAGCGCCAAAAGACAAGTGCTCTAAAGTGACGGTTATTGGTTTTCCCCTATCAAACAAAGGCTTCAATTCCTGATGGGCTTTCGCCGTGAATACCAGACTTGACGGGTTGTATTCAGGCAACTTGCACCCTTTTCTGGCAATGTAATCCATCACAGCCGATCGCTTATTAGGCGAGCTAAGCCCGTCGCGCTCAAGTTCTGCCAACACGCTTTTCAGCTCCTCACGGGTTTTCGAGAGCAGCTCATCAGCGTAAGCCTCATCTATGCATACGCCGCGCGCCGTGAGCCGCGCATAGGTGCGCACGGCTCGCATCTCAAAGTCGACCAGCTCTTTGTTGGTGTCTGTGACAAACGCCTGCTGCGCTTGATAGATTTTTAGCGCAAGTTCAGCGTCGAAGAGCGCATAGCGCGCAAGGTAAGGATCGCCGTCGAACAATGAAGCCTGAAGAGCATCCATCCCACGCGATTGCCTGATTTCCGATCGGTTTCGCGCCTTCATTCTGCGATGCTCATCGCTAATCGGGATTCCAAGCGACTCGGCGACGCCAAACAATGAGTACGTCTTCGTTTTATCAGGGTGCAATAACCGAGCCATCTGCAGCGTGCACCATATCTTTTTAGGTATAGGCAGCCCGATTCGCGCTAATCTACCGAAATCAAACACGGCGTTGTGCGCTATGAACACGCCGTCCGACTTGAAAATATCCGTCACCGAATCAAACGCGCCGTCGCTAAACGGCGCGTTAATCACAAAGCTGTTCCCTTCTCGCAGCAGGGCGATTGTCAATATCTCATCGCCCGCGCCGAGTCCTGTTGTCTCGATATCGACTGCCCAACTCATTGCGGTATCCTCCTAGCAAGAATCATAAGGGTGTTTCGCAAGTATCCAAAAGCCTTGACTAGGTTTAAGGCTTCAGAGACCTCGCCTTTGTATCGCAGTTGTGTCTTCAGAGTAACGTCGTACTGTTTTTGCAGCGACCGCAAGTATGCGTGCTGCTTGGGGGTTGCGGGATCATTCCACCAGCGGGTCTGTCTTGCTTGCCGTCCAGCGAGCAGGGATGGTTTTCGATAAGCGTCTAAAGCCTGCTCCAAAAATGGGTACTTGTCGATAAAGATTAAGTCTGCAGTCTCCTCCGTGTAACGGAAGACCGCAATGCTGTGACCGCCGCTAAGGCTGACAATCCGCTCCGCCGCCTTTTTAGCTAGAGGGTCAGTCTCATCCAAACTAGCCTTTGCGCGCTCAAGCAGCGCGGAATCCCAAAGCTCGATCGGGTCTAAAATGAAGACCCACTCTCCTTTGCAGGCGACAGCGTGGCCTTTGATGTTCGTGTCGAAGTAAGTATCAATCCTCTCGAATTTGTAAAACGAGTGGATTTCTGGGATTTCGGTGTCGCCCTCAAATACTGCCTTTGGGCGCGCCCTTACCTCGATACCTTCCACATCTTTCTTAAAGCCCGACAGCGCTTTACTCTTTTCACCCGAATCGGGGACATCGGCTGCAGGCTTTGAGCGCTGAACCGAACCTGTGTAAATTTGCGCGCCGCATCGTGGGCACTTTTCGAAACCTTTCAGAAAAGTAACGCCGCAGGAGGGGCAACGAGAAGTCAAACCCAACAGAGTCCCCGTCGTCAAAAGACGGGTGTCGGCGGGAGTCAGATCCAAAATTAGGCAGTTCTGCTTACCTTGAGCGGGTCTTAAGCCACGCCCTACAGCTTGAGTGAGAAGAACCTCACTCATGGTGGGCCTTGCCCACAGAATGGCTTCGATGGTGGGCTCATCAAAGCCTTCCGTTAGCACAGCCACGTTCGACACAATTTTAATCTCGCCCCGCATGAAGCGGGCTAAGATAAATTCTCTGGTTGAAAAAGGCATTTCGCCGTCCACATGCGCCGCCGCAATCCCTCTCTCTTTGGCGATCTTAACGAACGCCTTAGAGAGCTCAATCGATGAAAAGAAAGCTACAGTCTTGCGCCCTTCAGCGAACCGCTCCCAAGCGGCGAGGGCGACCGACGGCCAATCAGCCGCCTTGAGGGTTTTATTCAAACCTACTAGATCGTAGTCGCCTTGCTTGACCCGCAAATTGGCAAGGGTTACGCCTTCGGCTTCGACTTGATATCGGGCAGGGGGTACTAAAAAACCTTCCTCAATGCCCGATATAATCGACCATCTAAACCCGATTTTGGTAAAGATAGCCAACCCTAACCTGTCAGCCCTTTGAGGGGTGGCTGTAAAGCCTGCCACCTTGAGGGTCGGGTTAGCTTCACGAAGACTATTGTAAATTTTCCAGTACTGATTGTCTGGCGCTACGTGATGCGCCTCGTCAATCAGAAGGTGGGTAAAACCAACTTTAGCAATCCTGTCGAGACGAGACCCGAATAAACTCTGCCTAGTTGCCACCACTACTTTCGAGTCAGGCGACGCAACGGAATCACCCATCTCGACGCTGATCTCAATGCCAACATGGCGTTCGAAAGCCTTTACAGTCTGTGTGACTATCTCACGGGTGTGAGAAATCACAAGAAAACGCGCCATCGGCTGTTCGGCTAGGACACGCCTGACTATATCCGCCATGACGACGGTCTTTCCTGAACCCGTAGCCATAAATATGATCGGGCGCTCAAGGCGCCCCCAATCATCTAAAACTGCTTGCACCGCTTCTTGCTGATAATCTCTCAAGTTGTACATGTTCGTGTTTATCCTCGTTTTGAAGTGTTGATCGTGATTTCCTTCAGTATAGCAGAAGTCGAGTGCCATGTCAAGCTGAATCCTTCAATTTGTTGAGCGCAAAAATGCATCCATCCCGAAATCGAGCGCCCCTCGTAAGGCTTTCCGCTTGCCGCAGCCTCGTCCATTTCACGCCGCATCACGGATTCGATGAGCGTTTTGGCGAGTTCCCGGTGATTGCTGTTGCGGGTTTTGTAACGCGGTCGCCGTCTTGTCAAGCCTCGCTCCTGCAGCACCTTGCGAATCGCCTCGCGATTCTGCAGACCCGCCTCTTGCAACAGTTTGATTAGCTCTTCACCGCTGTACTCAACCAAAGGTCTTGGTAGCAGCGATAGATGCTCATCAACCTTTTCCTCAAACAGCACGTCAGTCAGCAGGTGCAGCTCGTTGACACGGTATGAAGTTGGAAAATTGGTCAAAAGCAAAATGAGTTTGCCGCGCTTCTTGAGCAAATCAGGGACATTCGGTCTGATGCGCTCCGCGCATTGCCTTATCTCATCATCAATCAGCTTGTAATTGATTTCGGAGAGCCTATCGTCAGCGTAATCGAATAACAGGCTCGCTTTCCGCGTCCCTTTATAGGCTCTTGCGCGCGTGACCCGCTGGACTCCGATCAGATTCGGGTCTTCATGAAAACGTGCTTTAGCGCGCATGATGAGTTCAGCCTCAGGGATGCGCGGCGTCCCAACTATCAAGGCGCAATCGAAATCCGCGTAGTCATTTCGTCCTCTCAAATTGCCAAAATGCTCAACCACGAGCGCGCCTTTACGGCTGAGCGCCTTCAGGACTGGGTCAGCGTCGATGAGTTTTCTGACCTGCGCTTTAATAGGCTTATAGCAAACAATCAAGACCTTTGAGGTCATGATATCGCCGCGTCCCTTAAGCCCTTGCTTCATCGCCTCAGGGATTAGCCTTATCAAGCTTTTATCCGATTCGCCCGTCTCTTCAGCCTTTGTGAAGTTTTGGGCTAAAGAGGACTTAGAAAACGATGCGTCCGCGAATTGCACGACTTTGGCAACCTGCGGGGCAGCAGGCGCGTAAACGCGCATTTCGCGGCGCTCTAATTTCTTGCCGTCTTTAGTCCTGATATGCCCATCGTATACCTTTGGATCGCCCGTCCCGTCGATGATGATAGCTTTAGTTGTCCTATCGACGCCTATGCTAGGCAAAGGGTAAACCTGAAAGCGATTGTTGAAAGCAAATAGGCGCGAATTCCAATCCTTATGCCCTGCTTTCCAAAGCCCGTATTCGCTCCTCAACAGGCGAATGAAAGTACTCAAATAGCGGCGCGGCAGGTTGTCCACGTCGATAATAGCCGTGTTGTTTTGCGAATTGATGATTGGATGCAACTCATCAAAGAAATCATCTGATTGCTCTAACGCCAATTCCAACACGGCTTGCTTTTCCGCCATGTCCTCGCCTTCAATGTAATTCAAGAGCTGCTCAACGACCCATCGCCCGTCGCGGACATGCTTCTCATAGTCGAGGTACTTTGTCGATTTTGACGGTGTCGCCGCCAAAACCGCCCGCAAAGCCCTCAATAGCGAATCGCACGCTTGATAGGCGTCAGGACTGTTCACCCTCAGAAAGTGATTGTTTGCGTCGGCGAAATCGTCAAAGCCCAGCCGTATAGGAGCTTCAATCAAATCCACAATGGACTCGTCAATCACAACCACATCTCTGCCGTCGCTCAACTCAAACAGCATGAGCGCGTGGTTGTGGCGCGCATAGACGAGCTGCGCATTTTCGGCGGCTTCTTTCTGTGATAAGTACCAATTATGTTGACATTCAGATAAGTGAGGGCAGCGCATACAAAGCGTATCGAAGACGCGATAGCCTTTATTGGCGACCTGTTCAGCCTCCTCGTGAAATGCGCAATAGCCTATACTGCCCTTTCGACCGTTTCTAGCCTCAAAATAGAAAACGTCATCGGGCTGCAGACCAAAATCCGCCAAATAAGCGCGCCATTGCTCTTTTGTGTAGGTGAACAGCCCGTAAAAGACCGCTTTGAACTTGTCATCGGCAAGCGCACGCTTGTGAAGTTCGACCCACACCGAATGCGTCTTGCCGCTGCCGAGCGGAGCTTTGATTAGCATCGTCCGCCCGATTTCGCCGCGCCGCCGAGTCGCGTCAATGAAATTTCCGATCACCGACGGCAATTCGGCTCGGATTTGACGCAACGGGATTAAATCCTCTTCCGCCTGCTCAGGATCTTCTCTCTCTACAATCGCATGAGCTTGACCTGAATCTAGTCTTAAGGAGTCAATGTCAATAGGCTTTCTGTAACGCCTTACGGCGTCATCGACAAGCTCAAAACCGTTTTCAGTCAGGCGGACGGCATAGCGGTCGCTGCTAACGCCATGCTCAACGTTTTGGTAAGCCCAAGCGACTAGCGAGTCCAGCTCGCCAAAGGCGCGGCGCTGTTCGCCCGTCTTACCGAACCATTCAACGGCGAGCGGGCGCAAATGTTGGATGAGCGCCGCCATAGGTATTCCAGCCTTAGCCGCGCTCGCCGCGACCTTCACAAGGGCGGGATGCCGCTCAACAGGCTGCTCACGCTTGATTAAGCGAGCAACAAATTCACCGCTCACAAAATACAGCGCGTCACTTTGTTTACCGTCGTTTACAGGATTGTTTACAAATGTAACGTAATCATCCCTGCCGCCATTGCCACCAATCGGTTGAGCAGGCTTAGGCAATTCAATGCGCATGAAGTCGGCATAGGCGAGACGACGATCGGGTTCGAAATGAAGGATAGTAGCGAAAGCGCCCTTGCGGCTGGGTTTCTTATTTCTGAAGCCTACTAAGCGCAGCATTCGCGTCGCGTCATGCACGCTAGTGTCAACCTCAATTCCTTCAGCTTTGAAACGCGGTAGCAGGAAAGCTAAGGCTCTCGCTTTGAATTCGCGCGCCAAATCAGAAGAGCTTACGTCGATCAGCTTGTCAGTCAGCCAAATCGCTTGCAAGCCGCCGCCTGTAAACCAAATGATTGACGCTTGCATGTCACGCAAAACGCCAAAAGCGCGGTCGTAGTCTATCCCGCGCGCAACACAATCTATGTCACACCAAATAGAATTGACTACCGTAAGCTCGTCTAATGTCCCCGTCCGATAACGATTCGCATTGACTGAGTCTATGATGACGCGCTTACGCGCCGCTGGTCTGAAGTAAATGTTGCCTGATTCATCTTGAGACTCATTGCGCGTCTGTAAGGAAGGCAACCCCTCCTCGAAAAATTCGGCTAAGCCCGCGCGCGTTAACCATACAGGACGCTCGCCCTTACGCAAATCGCCTTTTGAATTGTAAAGAACGTCGTAAGTAAGACCGAGAATGGATTCAGGCGGAAAAGCCGCCCATACAGCCTGAAGGAAAAGCCGCGCCTCATCGAGGTAAGGCTTGTCTTTGAAAAGCCTATCCAAAGCGTCCTCCTCAGATATGAGATGCGGGGCAGGTGACCCCGCCCCGCTGCTGATATCGGGGATCAGTAGACTTCGTTGGTCTCGATGTTGTGGCTGTTGTAGAGGTCAATCACGCGGCTTTTCTGACCGTCGCTAAGGTTCACAAACAGGCTGCTCTCGATGCTCTTGACCGCTAAAACATACCCTGCCAACCCCGGCTTATCGAGCATCTGGCTGACAGACATAACGGTCAACACCACGCCCGCGTTGTAAGGGGGTACGTTCTGGCTTTTCAGATAAGCGATCCGCTCTACAATCCGCTTGCCATGACGGTAAGCGCTGCTGCGAAAGCGAACCGCAACTGGAAAAATCTTATCATCAATCATGGCAGCGACAGGGATTTGGATTTGCTGGTCGCAGTCGCGAACGTTACGCCCATCAATGCGTTTCCACCTCGAAAACGGGCATGTAGCGCATGTGACGTTGACACCTCCTTCATCGACATATTCCATCGCGGCGTTCAGAGTCCCTGCAAACTCCTGCAATGGGTAACCGCCGTCTTCAGAGCGGCAAATAGGTTTGTTTCCCGCCTCATACGGCTTTCGGAACAGGACGCGGCGTTCAAACCCTTCAGACGCGATAGGAAACGCGACCAATTCAGTGATAGGCTCTTCGACCACCTTGCCGCTGTTCAAGGTGTGTTTCCGCGTCAGCTTGAACTCTTCGCGGAAAACCCCGTCCTCATTGAGGAAAGCCACGTCGATGACCAAATAGTTTTCCTTGACACGCAAAATGGGTAGCCCTAAGACCTGTGGTTGCGGTGCTGGAATATCAATGATTTCGCCGTTTGCATCCACGACCTGAATGGTCTTGCTTGAGTGATACAATTCCATGTACATGGTTCGCTTATCCCCCTATAGGATTATGCTGCTCACGTTCTAAACCATAAAATAGGCGCTGTGCTTTGACCGTGACATCGGAAATTCAATGCGTAGCGCTTTGCGTGGAATCGGGCGGCTTCACGCCGTAATCAAACTCTTCTGTCAATATAGAGCGCCATCGCTCCTCAGACAGAAAAGCGATGATGGTCTTAGGGATTTGAAGCTGATCGCAGGAAGCCAAAAGCTCTTCTATCAGGTCATGCGCTAGAATTGCGCGCTCTCTCAGAAGCGTTATCTTGAAGTTCAATTTTTGAAGCGCGTCTTGCCGATCCCGCCAAACTCTGGACTCCTCATACAAGTCTTTGAACATTTTGGTGTACTGCTCCCGCTGGTCGACCTCGACCTTGCCGCTTGACTTGATGAGATGCGCAATAGCAAGAAACACGCCCAAAACAGCGAAAATCAACGCCGTGCTATCCATCGCCGTCCCGCCCCCGATTCGACAAGCTCAAGCCATAGAAGATGCTGTAAATCACCATGAACGACGCCTCATTATTGATGACCAACGCATAGATGAATATCGCGACCGTGTAAGGTATCAGGCTGACCATGTACAGCACCCGCCATCCCGCGAAACGCCGGACGACATAGACGCCTGCCAACACAATCAATGCGCCGTAAGCGCTTGCAAGGCATCCGAACCCATTCAGGATTTGGGCGATCTGAGATTGACCTTGCCCTAGCAAGGCGACGCCTAAAGAGACGAGAGCAATGCCGCTCACATCGGAATCACGGACGGTCACACGGGCGAAGAGCGCCCGCAAAATGCCTAGCAATCTGTTCATAGCTGAACACTCAAATCACACTCGCTTTTCCTATCCACAACTTATCACGCTGAACAGAAGATTGAAGCGCGGCTAAAGCGGCTGACATGCCATAGATAGCGATGGGCAAAGGGGAAATCAGCGTTTTCAATTTCACTACAAAATCGCTTTAAATATATTTATGGCGGCTTTGTAGTGAAATTGAAAATGGACTGCAGACCGCTTTTCGAGGCGCGCTCGCTTCCGCCAATAGGGCATGTCTGGCATGGCTTGCAAAGCCAATCGCGCTAATCGACAGGAAAGCCTCAAAACAGCGATTACAGCCGCCTAATCGGTGTAAGGCTTATTTCGATTATGGGTTGCGATTGCGAGGCGCTCTGGAGTCGATTTTGAAGGCGGCAGCTAAGTTGTGTATGGCAAAGGAGGCTTTGGCTATGTCAGATGTAACCCATGTTCTGGTTATCGTCATCGGCGTGCTTGTGGTTACGCTTGTCGCGATGGGCGTCGGCTCGCTTTACTCAATTCTGCAGGCTAACAAGCGTGTCGTAGAGATGGCGTTTCAGAGCTTGCCGCCCGCCGTCTTGACCCTTCTGCAGCAAGCTTTTGGCGATATGCACAAATTGACAACGCTCTTGCAAGACCTGCTTGAGCCTGATGAAGAGGGCGGCGATGAATCGGGGGGCAGCCCGCCGTCTGCGCTCGGCTGACGGGTTGACACAGGCGCGCTCATCGGTAGAGCCTGCAATTGCGCAGGCTCTACTCATTTTGGCTGTCTTCATAGCCTTTGAAGCCCTATCTTTAGGTTAGAGCATCAGGGTGTTCAAAGGAGGGTTCGATGCTAACGCCTTTCGAAAGCGAAATTCGCAGTTACCTGATTATGGCGATCAACAGCGTCCGATCGGGCGAAAGCGATCCGAAAGCAATTGCTTCGGCGTTGCCTGCTATTGATTACGTCCTCTTAGAGCATATCGCGTGCGTCGAGCTTGATACGACCTATCAAGAGGCGGTCGCCATGCTCCCAGAGGATAAGCGATTGGCGGTCGCTGTAGCCAATTTCCTGATTGCACGGCGGATTTACCAAATAAACAAAGCCCGACCTGTCAAGATGCGCGATATTGAGACTTACATCGAAAGCCTGACCGATCCGCTCGGCGGGCTGAAGCTCGCGCTGCAATGGTACGAATCGCGCGTTTGAACGGATTGCTATCATGGATCGCCGCGTAATGTTTGACGGCAGCACTGCTGTTAAGACCGCTCTCGATAATAACGGGGCCGCTGTCAAATCCGTCACGGTGTACAGCGATCTGTTATTCAATGTCGAGGACATCCTTCAGCCGTTTGGCGCGCTAGAGCAATTGAGGGCTGTCGCCGCCGATTTGCGGCGCAACCGCTTTGACGTTGTCTACAACGGGTCCAGATGGTATGTCGGCGGCTATACAGGCGTGCTGTTTGTCCTGTTGCGGGTGAATCCAGTTCGTGGTCACGTTGTCTATAGCGCGCTTGTCCGTGACATTTGGAATGCGCTTATCGCGGAATCAAGCGATACCAAAACGGAGCAGGCTTACATCAGCGCCTTGCTTCACTTCAGCAAGCCTAAAGTCCCGATCATGCTTCTTGAGCAAGCAATTCGAGACGCGGTCAAGCGGCGCGCTCCATCTTACCGCTACGAATGGTATAAGCGAGCTGTCGTCAATTACGCTGTGGCGATTTACTTTGAGCATCCGCTCGCCCGTGCTACCGCCGTTTCTGATTACGGCGGCTATTACGATTACCGTCTTAAGAGCCTTGATTTCAAGGAGGTGTACAGCTATATTGAAGATGTGTATCAAAGCTTAGCCTCACGCGGCTCGGTGTCGCTCAGGATTGCCGAATTCGGGCTTAGCAAAGCGCCTGAAATCATTGGTGGCCTGTTGCGCGAGCCGTTAGCTTATCTACCGCCGCTCGTGACGCCTGACGCCATTGAATACGTATGCAACGCCCATCGCACGCTTCTGCCGATTCTGAGCGCATCTGACCCTGATGAGTTTCGGCGGCTGTACCGCCAAATGGCTCAGGACGCCAAATTGAGCGCAGCCTTTCAATTGCCTGCAATAGCCGAGCTTTGGCAGGCGCGTTTCCAATCTAAGCTATCGGAATTCTGAACCTTTAAGGAGTGAGTCATGGTTATCTATGTGATGGCAGCGGGACTGAACAAAGTCCCATCGAAAACTGAAGCTGAAGCCCTTGATGAAATTCTGCCATTCCTGACTGGCGATCGTCTAGCCCGCTTTGAAATCACACGGTCAACTTTGAAGAGCGCGTTGCGTCACAAGCAGTGGTTCGATTTCACTTACGTCATCGCTGAAGACCTTTACGCTGCGCAGGATTCTTTTGTCGAGGCGATGGACTTGATTGACTCCTGCGAAGAGCTGCGCTTTCTTGTTTACCGCGACGGCGTTTTCAAGTTGGCGTCAGGCAACCGCCTCTACCATATCCCTAAGGCGGGTGTTGTCCGTTTTAGCGGGGCTACGTCCCTCTCTCAGGCGGCTCGCTTTATGGATTTGACCGCGTCAGAGCTGGCTTACATCGAGGATTTGCCGATTCCGCCTGTCAAGTTTGGCGATCTCTTCAAGACGGATTCCATTGTCGGCGGCAGCCGTATGATTGAAAGTCACGGCTTTACGGTTGAGTACAATTACCGTGATACAAGACGGCAAGCGCATCTGGCTCTGGGTTCTCAATATCGGCTCAACCTGTATGCAGAGCAGATTGCAGAAGAGGAATGGAACGTCGAGTTCGATTTCGTTAATTACGGCGATAGCCTGCCTGTTTTGACGAGCTGTATTTTCTGGGATTGGCTCGTCGAAAATGCGCTGAAGGCTTTCGTCCGTCTTGACGATGAGACTACAGCGCGGATTGCAGCGGGCTTCCCGATCGTGTATGAGCCGTTGATTGACTGATGCAAATCAGAGGCGGGGCGAGCGCCTCGCCTCTATTTGCTCTTGCCACGCAACGCCTGTTTACAGGGCTGATTACTGAATAGCTTCAGGATGGCTTTCAAATGAACTCTAAAGAAACCCGATTCGATTGTGAACGCGCGCGGCGGCTGATCGCAGCTGTGCTATCAATTGGCACGCGCAGCAATTGGGCAAGCGGATGCTCACATGCGCAGTTTGTGCGCAACGCGGACACGCTGCACTTGTGCGCTTCAAATGGCGTTTGGCGCATTAGCGCAGCGCTCGGCGCATTTCAGGGCGCAGACGAATTGCTTGTCGTTTTCAAGCGCGCTGAGCTGTATGAACTGCTCAGTGGTCTGAGCGACGAAGGTACGTTCGGCGTTCGTGTGATGCAAGACGGTGCTAGGCGGCGGCTGATTTTAACCGACGCCACAGGCGAAACGCTTTATGATGTAACCGTCCCTCGTGAGCCGTATGAGCCGCCACTGAGCGCTTTGAGCGTCTTAGGGAGTCCGACTGAGCAGGCTTGTTTTGCGCTTACGGCTTGCTTGAATGCCTACAAATCTAGCGTTCAGTTCACAAACATCCGACAAGTGAGACTGCTCGGCTCTAAGAGCGGGTTGTGGATATATTTCCCGATGAGAGGCGCGATGAGCCGCCCTTTTAAGTGTAGGCTCGGAGCATGGACGGATCAACCTTTCGCGGCTTTGATTAATACTTTACGCTTGCCGCTAGAGGTGCTAGACACTCTTGATACGGCTCGGCAAGTGCGCTTTGCCGCAGGCGATCGGCAGGCGTTTGCTTTCTTATTAGGCGAACGCTTGTGCTTGTGGCAGGATAACGCGCTATTGCCGCTTAAAGAGGCTCATATTGAGCAGATGCTTGCCGCCGCTATTCCTGCTCCTAATGTTGGCTTGATGACCGCGCTTGACGTGGCGGGGCGTTTTGTTTTTGCTGACGGCGAGGCTACGCGCCTGCTTGAGCAAATGAAGCGATTGCCTCTGACCGGCAACACCGCAACCGCGATTGAGCTGAAATTTGTCGGGGATTTCTGTGTTGCTTGCGCGCATAGCCCACGCGGTGAGCATCCGCTAGGCGCTTTCAAAGGTAAACGTTCGTATTACTTTGACGTTGAGCGCTTGATTATCACACGCTCCTTTCTGCACCACGCGCTGCGCCGCGTCCAGCTGATGCGCAGACATGAACCCTTCTTCGCTATCGCGAGCTGCAGAAGAGACCTTGTCCCCGTTTTGGAAATCAACGGCTCTTTTCACTTGCCACTCTAATTCGTGAAAGGATTGGCGGGATGATAGTGAACGCGATGCGCGAGCTTTTGGTATTCGAGTATGTTGACGATTTTGGCGCGGAATTCAGGCTTGAATTCCCGCCTTTAGGCGTCTCGGTAGGCTCGCCGCGTTATGCGCAGCCTGCGTTTGAAGACGCCACCTATCTCGTCTTTTCGCGCCCTTCTGACCCGACAGGAGTTCCTGATGCGGCATCAGGGTTTTTCTTCATAGTCTCAGGAGACGTGCAAGAATATCTAACCTATCGAGACGATTTGATCGCGCCTTTCGAACCTTTATATAGAGACGGGCGTCTGCATTGCCGCCGATTCTCAGTTCAGGCGGCGATTTCAAGATATCAGAAAGCCTATTTGCGCTCGGCGTTTGAGCGGCTCATCAAAGGCTACGCAACGCCGTCTGAATACCTCACGGGCTACCTTGATTGGCAACGCAAGCAGGCGCGCTTTTGAAGACTTCTAAGGGAATTTCCGAAAAGCCCTTGACAAGGCTTCAAAGGGTTGCTATCCTCAATGGCAAGTGTCAAGCCAAGCTAGGCGTGACCATCAACAAGATAAGCAAGGAAGATCGATATGCCAACAAAGCGTAAGTTTGTTCTGCTCCCGAATGGGTTTTTTACGTCTAATTTTGGGTCGTCCTATTTTTGTGGGCGATACCGCGGTAGCAACTGCCCGCCCAGGCCTGTTGAGGTTGTGTTAGATTTCCCCTTCGATTACATTTTTATCTCCTTCTCTGATGACGGCTTATGGGTCAATCACGACCCGATCCCGTTCCGATTCACTGACTTCACAACGCCCCCACTTCCATTGTATATGGGCTGTCAGAGCAGCGAAACGATAGGTAAGGTTGATCGTCTCGATTACCTGCGTGTTGAGCGTGGGATTCTAAGCGCAAACGGCGTTGATAAGCCTATTCACGATTTTCCAATCGATAATTTTGAGCTAAGCTCGGTAGACATTGCGCGAGCGCGGTCGTTTATCGCAGCAGGCTTCAAAAGGGTTGCACTGACCTATGCGTGGTACAGACCCGTATTTTTCTTAGATTTAAGCAAGGACTGGATGGCGTTTTACTTGCGGGTTAATTACCGCTCAGAGGTGGATAATGCGTGAGAACGATATCATCAAAGCAGCATTGCCGCTATACCCTTGCTTTGAGGGTACGGGCGGAATGATTTTTCTGAGGTTCACTAATGTTTCGATTCTTCGTATTGGGCAGCTTGAATTGCCCATCAGGGCATTCATTTATGACCCTGATACGAAAGTTGTCTATTCTGATGAGGACGGCGCGGCGTTTGAGGCTGCGCCTACACTCAATGGATTAAAAGAGGTGATTGACGACACGCTTCAGGCAATTGAGCCGCCATCACGACTCGTTGTATTCTCATGGGCAGTAGTCGCTCACGCCTTGAATGGCACGCTGACCACGTCTGTTTTAAGGGCGTGGATCGGCACAGCTTATAATTCGGCGTGGTTCGACGCGCGCGAGGCTTTGCGCAGATTGAGGTATGAGTTGTTTGATATAAACGAAAACATCGAAAGGGGAATTAACTGATGTTCGCAGTAGATT